AAGATAACCAAGGCTCCAAGTCTCTGGTATCCTGAATGGAAGAAGAGGAGATATGCTGACAAGCGGTACGTTGATGAATCCTAAACATCCAGTTTATATTATATCCAAAGGAAGATGGGATAGTCGCCATACGAGTAAAGCTTTAGAGAAGATGGATATGCCTTATTCTATCGTTGTTGAAGATTATGAATACGAGCAATACGCAAGGTTCATTGACAAAGATAAGATATTAATTCTTCCTAAAAAATACATCGAGGAGTATGACTCATGCACCACGGACCAAGGAACTGGCTCTGGTCCAGCTAGAAATTTCTGCTGGGAACATGCACTAGAAAACGGCGCTACAAGTCATTGGTTATTAGATGATAACATCAAAGCTTTTGGTAGAATCAATAGGAATTTATATATCCATGTGACTTCTGGAACTATATTTAAAGCTGCAGAAGATTTTATAGAAAGATATGAAAACGTTGCGCTCGCTGGATTTAACTATGATTTTCTAGCCAAAGCTAAAACAAAATTACCAGCGTTTGTTACAAACACTAGAATATACTCATGTCTATTAATTAAAAATGATATACCTTATCGTTGGCGTGCAAAATATAATGAAGATACAGATTTATCATTAAGAGTTTTAAAAGATGGTTGGTGCACTGTGCAATTTAATGCATTCATACAAGAAAAAGCAACCACTCAAACTATGAAGGGTGGTAATGAAGAGATTTATAAAAATGGTACGTTGGACAAATCTAAAATGTTAGCAAGGCTACATCCAGACGTTGCAGAAGTTGTTTGGAAATTTAATCGTTGGCACCACAAAGTAGATTATAAACCATTTAAAAAAAATGAATTAAAAAAGAAAAAAGGATTAAAAATTAAAAAAGGAATTAACAATTACGGAATGAAAGTGGTAAAGATATGTTAGGTTTATTTTTTCTTGGAATATTTTTAACTGTGATTGGATTATTTATTGCTTATCACATAGCAGGTAAAAAATGATGGACGAAAAAGATTTAAAAGAATATGAAGACAATATTAAACTTGTCTCAAGGTTAAAAAAAACTAATAAATTCAACTATATACAAGGAAAACAGATTACAGATGAAAAATCTGGACATCGAATTTATGACATCGTGGGGTCTAGACTTCCAAGTGTAACTACGATATTAGGGCGTACCAAAAATCAACAATTTTTAAAAGATTGGAAGGCCAAAGTTGGAGAACAAGAAGCAGAGCGAATCAAGAATCTATCTAGTAGGCGGGGCACAGCCATGCATAAATTCCTGGAGAATCATATCACAGGAGTTGGCTACGATGATCTTACAGAGATCGGACAAGCGGCGAAGCCCATGGCCGAAAAAATTATTGAGATCGGTCTTACACCTGTGGAAGAGTGGTACGGTAGTGAGGTTATGTTACATTATCCTGGCCTTTATGCTGGGAGCACTGACCTCGTTTGTAATCACAATGGGTTAGATACTATTATCGATTTCAAGCAAAGTAACAGACCTAAGAAGCTAGAATGGATAGAGGATTATTTTTTACAAATTGCAGCGTATTGTATGGCGCACGATTATGTCTATCAATCTACGATTAGACAGGGTATAATAATGATATGTACTCCTGACCTTTATTTCCAGGAGTTTAAATTTCAAGATGAAGAATTAAGATCGTGGAAACATAAGTGGCTTAAGAGACTGGATATGTACCACGAGCTAAAGTTCGATGAGAAGGAACAGGCTAATGTTGAAATGGATCCAGAAGAATTTAATGAAAAAAACAAAACCTAAGGTCTATGTAGCCATGCCTTGTTATGGCGATATGAAGGTAGAGACCTGTGTATCTTTATTAGATACTTTTAGCGCACTAGGTGCATCAGGTGTAGAGTGTAGGTTTAAATCAGTTAAATCATCCCTTGTAACACATGGTAGAAATTTGTTAACTGCAGGATTTTTAGATAGTGGTTTTGATTATATGTTGTGTGTCGATGCGGATGTAGAGTTTTCACCTGAAGCGGTGATGAGAATGTTAGTGCCTGAGAAAGATATTATTTGTACTCCCTATAGAAATAAGGAAGATCCCTGGCACAATAGATACTCGGTAAAATTTGAAGATAGTAATAATATTAAGGTGTTGGAATGGGATTTGGTTGAGATAGAGGAAGGACCTGCAGGACTAATGCTTATTAGTCGAAAGGTATATGAAAGATTGATGGATAAATATCCAGAGTTGAAGATTAAGTTTAATGAAGCAACAAGGGCCAAGATGAATAAGGAGATAGGAGCTAAAGAGGATGCTATTGATAAGTATATGTATAACTTCTGGGATACAACTTTTAGGCTAGATACGGGTGAATGGAAAGGCGAGGATTTAGCGTTTTGTGAGAGGGCTAAGGCTGCAGGGTTTAAAATATACGCGAATCTTGACTCATGGACCACGCATCATGGATCATATGGCTGGAAAGGTCGATTTGGGGACTATTTTGTCAATAAGAAGGCAAAATAATGGCAGAAATAAGGCAGTGGACGCCATATAAGAGATGTACAGAATAATTTTGAATTGAAAAAAAAAAACATGAAAAAAAACTGTCTTTTTGTCCAAATGAGCTATTATCGTTGGTATATATAGCTAAAGTGTAGACAGAATGTTGGACAGAATTACTTTCATAGACAGAATTATTTTGTCCATTAGCAGTGCCTATCGCGCGCGCGAAAAGCGTTTTTTTATTTCAAAATTATCTGTATAATCCCTTATATGATAGGGAATGCCATGACATTGGTAATAAGTATGATGACAGAGACAGAATTTTGGGATAAGTTCCAAAAGAAACATAATACGAAATATTACAATGTCACGAAAAACAAAAAGAAAATTAAACTTAAATCAAAACGCCAACGACGTTATCCCTTATTCAAAAGTAAGAGTTGAGTGGATTGATATTTTATCTGATTCAGGCTGGGCTGATGAGAAGGGTTTTAACAAGATGAGGTTAGCCACACCTGTTAATGAAGGTTGGTTATACAATAAAGATAAATATGCTATTAAACTGTTTGCGTCTTATGATCGGGATGAGGATGGCTCTCTAACTTTTGGGGATCGGACGATGATTCCTCTTGCTTGTGTGAAGAAGATTCAGAAGATTCAGTAACATCTAATGACTCCCCTTCAATCTGCTTTGCATTTAAAATCGGTGCGTAGTCTTCTAATATTTTTTTCATTTTCTCTTCTAGTTGCGCTTCTGATAATTCCTCTAGCTTACCTGTTTTTATTATTTTTCTGTCTATATATAATCCTGCAGCCATGCCACGATTTTTTTCTGCGTTTGTTGCAGCGGAGAACGCTCCCTTCTTTAAAGCTTCCTCTCTAATTTTACCTAACTCTGCTACGTGTTTGTCGTATGTGACTTCGTACTTCTTAAGTTTTTCTTCCCTCAGTTCACCTATGTATTGAACAACCAGTGGGGACAACCTAGGGTTTTGTAGCTCTGATGCCTCAACTTTGGCTCTTTTCTCACTATATCCTGCCGCAATTGCTGCGTCGCTACCTGTAGTTCTACCTTCATTGTAGACCAGATATTCAGCAAATCTTTTTTGCATTTCTGTTAATCTTTTTGGAACTCCCATGTTGACATTTTAAGGTAACTATCCTATATTGTCAATATGAAAGGTATGGAAAAAATGACAAAAAAAGAAATAGAAAAGATGGAAAACAACAATCCAATTATAAAAATGCTTAAGAAGGAAACAAATAATCCTTACAGTGATCAAAACAGATGGGAGTTTGTTAAAGAGAGAATGCAGGCCGCAGCTGAAAGGATATATGGAAAACCAAGACGATAGAGGAGAACTAGATTTGACCAAACAAATTGATGACAAAGATAAGTTAATTGCTGAGTTGAGACAACGCATTAATGAGTTGTTAGCCATTAATAAATCACACCAACAATTGATGGGTAAACAAATTCAAGAGAATGAGGAGTTAAAAAAAGACAACAAAGCTTTAGCTAAACAAATAGATGATTATTTTCAGGTTCGTATGAATAGCACGCGTAACTCAGGAATGTAATGTTAGTTAAAGATTTGCAGCAATTCTTAGGTGGCTTCACAGATAAGTTAAAAGGTAATGCTATTAGTCATGCTAAAATATATATTGAGAAGAATGGTTATCTTGAAGAGATTAAAAGAATGGAAGTACAAGAGCACGTATTAATAGGTCAGCCAGGTTTGAGGTTGGTGCTAAAAACTCATTCAGATCAAAAATTAAAATTAGATGATAAATTAATTAAACCATACTAAGGAGAAAAATGGAAATAACAAACGAACAAAGAAAACAATTATTAGAGTATTTGTCTAGAAGACCTTACTCTGAAGTGTATACTTTGATTGCTATGTTAGTGTCTCTAAAGCCTAAACCTAATGGCAAAGAGGATGACAAAGTTACCCAGAAAAATTAGTGGGTGCAGAGCAGAAATTATACAGAAAATTAAAAACTAAAACACCTAAAATTATATGGAATAGGATTGAAAATCTTGCTATTCCAGGTATGCCAGACCTATTGGGATATAATGCTAATAAGCATTTTTTCACAGTTGAGTTAAAAGTCACAAAGGGTAAAAAAATTAAATTTTCACCACATCAAATTGCGTTCCACGTGACACATCCAGAGAATACATTTATCTTGGTCGAGGGCCTCGATCCAAGAGCCGGGAATCGTTTTCACATGTACCGTGGTTCATGCATCCTGGAACTAACCGGCCGGGGCTTGGAGCTTGATGCTTGGTGCTTGGGGCTTGAATCTTGGCGCTTGCTGCTTCGGCCGTCCCGGCCGGGGTTCTTGATGCTTGGCGCTTGGATCTCTTCTTGCTTGAAGCTTGACGCTTGGAGCTTGAGGCTTGACGCTGCAGCTCTTCAAATTCTTTCAGCCACTGAGGTGTGAGGAAGTTCTTAACTGGTCTAGGCATTAGCAACCATACATTTCTTCGTTGTAATCATCAAGGCCAATATTATCTATGAACGGCTCTACAACTTTATCGCTGCCCCAGTATCCTTCTACCTCGTTCGTCCAGGTGTTGACCCAGATCGTTGGCCCGCCACCTGCTACCATCAACATGGCGCCAAGGTATTTCTTTTCACCGTCCACGATGTAACGTATGTCGTATACGTGATCCATATACTCTGATGCTGGAGACTCACCATCAGGTGTTTCCCTGGTTCCTTTTGTTATTTCTTCCGCGATGCTCTTGCACATCCTGCGAAGCTGTTCTCCACAGGTCTCGCTTTTTCTAATCGCTGTCATTTTTTTTCTCCCATGCTTGTCGTATAGGTAAAATTTTTGCTTTCTTTATGATCATGGTCCACGATCTCGTAGTCCCAGCCATCTGGCAGGCCTGTCACTTCAGTAACGCAGCCTCCATAAACTTCTATTTTAATTGTTTTCATTTTATTCCTTTCTAATTTCATTTTACTTTTTAATTGTGTCAGAATTAAGGCCGGCCGGGGAGCTTGAAGCTTGGCGCTTGGTGCTTGTAGCTTCAGGCTTAAATCTACCAGCAAATTTTATTCCTTCACGCTGTTCAATGTCTTTA